CGGCAAACAGGGTTTCATCCGAGAGCTTGCCGGCCGACGCCATGTTGAGCAGCAACGGCAGCGTTGTTTCCGGCGCAAAGTCCTGATCGAAGTTGCCGCGCATCTCGACCGTGCCGGCTTCGCCCAGGGCAAGGTAGTCGGCCATGATCTGCAGCATCTGCGCGAGGACATCGGCTAACTGGTTGGCCATGCGAGCCAGCGGGGACAGCTCTTGTGCCGCCTCCTCGTTCGCCTGGGTCGCCGTCTTGGTCTGCTGCTTCTCTTTCTGCAGCAGCTTGGCGCCGGCCATCCGCATTTCTTCGATCAGGTCTTGCAGCGACTCCCGGCCAGCGTTGATAGCTGCCCCGGTGTGCTCGACGTATTTCGCGTCGCCGTCTTTCGGCATCCGCGTCGCGCTGCCGGAACTGATGACCAGCTTGAATTGCTCGTCGTCAGTGAACATGAACAGCAGCGGGACGCGGGCAACGTGCAAGAGATTGTCCTGATCGCTCTGGGACTGCCAGTGCTTGACGTTGAGGTGAGCCAGCTCGAGCAGCGGCGGCTTTGCCGTCAGGAAACCGGTGCGGCCGGTGTAGAACGAGACAAGCGGCACGTAGCCGAGGCTGGTAGCGCCTTCGTCGTGCCGCACCCATGCACCGCCATTGTCGGCCTTGCGATAGGTTCGCCAGACACCAGGCTCAAGGACTCGCACCTGGGCGACCGACTTAACGCCGAACTCGCCGTCAGCTTCCTCGATCGACTCCATGTAGCGGAACTGTGCCAGCTTGCCACCCTCGACACGCCAGCCCAGCACCTGCTCGGGGCGGATCAGCACGGCATAAGGGCGAACCCCTGCAGCGATCTCGTCTGCGCGAGTGCGGAGACCCTCGGCGCGCGGGTACTCAACAAGCACGTGGCAGAGGCCATAGCTCAGCGCGTGACGGAACAGTTCGACCGACCAGCTGTTCAGGTCATTGCCGGCAAGATCGATGTCCTGGCAAAGCTCAGCCAGGCGCTCGGGAACGTCGTCGCCCAGCTGCAGCGGCTCAGCGAACACACGAGAGGTCATGTTGTTGACCGTCTCGGCGTAGGCCGGCAGCAGCGTAGAGAGGCGCAGGCGCTCCTTGTAGGTATCGTCCTCTTCGGCCGGGTACTGAGGCAGCAGAGCACGCCCGGCGGCCCGCATAGCCTTCGTACCACCCATCAGCGGCGCAACGATGGCCCAATCCTCGCGCATGGCATCCACGGCGGGGATTGTTTGGCTTGGGTCGTTGCTCATGGTCACATCCTTAGAGGCTTGGAGCTGGATACTTGGGCGTTGATCGGATAGCGCTTGACGATGAAGTAGCCTGCGGCGTCGTTCATGTGGTCGTGACCCTTCTTCGGGTCTTTGTCGGGCTCGCCCTTGTCGGTGTAGGTCTGCCGCTCAAGGCACTGCGTCAGCTTCGGGCACTGGTCGATGTTGACCTTCAGCCGGCGCTCGCCATAGGTGTTCAGGAACATGGCGTTCAGCGAGTTGACGCGATCTTTCACGCTCGGGTTGGTCGAGTTCACCACTACGGTGAATCCGGCCTTCTTGAGCAGCGACAGGTCCGACTCGCTGGCGTTCTTGCTGCTGGTGTTCTGGCCGCTGGCGTCCGGGTAAACGGCGATGCCATGACCCTGGAACCTGGCCTGGATCTTCTCGATCATGTCCGGCGTATCGCGCACGTCGTGGAACTCGTCCAGCGCCAGGGGCAAGCCATCGCGGACGACGAACACCACGGCAGACATCTTCATCACGTTGAAGTCCATGCCGATGTGCAGCGCTTCGGCCGGCTTGATTCGCTCCGTGGTCGAGCACTCGCGCCGGTCGAAGGTGTAGTAGACGACGCCCGAGTAGTTCTCGAAGCTAGCGTCGTACTCCTGCCGGAACGTCCGGGGGTCCATGGTGCGGCGCGCCGCTTCCAGTTCCTCGGCCGGGACGTTGCCGCCAGCGAGCGACGAATACTGCCAGCTCTTGTGATCTGGCTCGCCGCCTTCCTGCCCGTCACGGTAGGTGTCGTAGCAGTGGTTGAAGCCCTTCGGGGTGCCGATCCGCAGCGCGTGGCCGCCCTTGAAGGTGCCGACGCCAGGAATCGTGTACTGGCACGTTGAGAGCATCGGGCGGAGCACTTCCTCCCAGGCCGCGTACTTGCAGTCAGCCCACTCGTCCACCAGCACGAAGAACAGGCCGGAGCCGCGCAGATCGTCGTAGTTCTCCAGGCCAACGCAGCGGATCAGGTGGCCACTCTTCAGAGTGATCAGCATGTCCGTTTCGTTCGGCTTGCAGGCCCGCCATGATTGCGGGATAGCCTGCTTCAGCCGGCGCCAGAACACGCGGCGCGCTTGCTTCTGCGTGGGGGCTGCGTACCAGATTTCATCCTCGACGCTGACGCCCCAGTGCACGGCCAACCTGGCCGCCCGGCGCATCTCTGCCTTTCCGAGGAACGTCTTACCGAACCGGCGACCGCACACCGCGTCACGGAAGCGGGCGTTGGCCTGCCAGCCCCAAACGTAGATGTTGGCCTGCTTCGGCGTCAGCTTGACCGGTGCTTCAGAGAACCGGGCTTGCTGGGACATCTTCGTCAGGGCTCAGGGTGTATTCGGATGCCGGGATGTCGGCATCACCAGGCGGTGGCGGCGCACCAGCAATGATCGCGGCGCGCTTCGCCTTCAGGTCGCCGATGCGACCCAACAGACGGTTGATGATGTCTTCATACGGACGGCGACGGCGCTGCACGGTAGTTGTCTGCCGTGGCTGCTCTCCCGATCCGTCTTCGTCATCCTCAGACACTGCCGGGAGAACGGTGTTGACGCTATCCAGATCAAGGTCCAGCCCGTCACCAGCCTCTGCCTTGTTCTGCGCGAGCAGTGCGCGACGCAACTGCAACTCGGCGATGCGAATCTGGTCATCCAGGGAACTGACATCGATCAGATCCCACAGGCCTTCCTCATCAGCGGTCAACGCATCAGAGTAAATGCCGTGCTTGCGGGCGTTCTGGTTGCCTTTCGGCGCGCCAGGGTTAACCCCACCATGCAGCTTGCAGCGACCGTTCTCTAGGGCCGGCTTCTTGCACGGCTGGCCGCTGCGGGTTTTGGCTCCGCAACATGCCATGTTTACCTCACAGCCCGTTTCATGGGATTGTTTCGCGAATCAGGCGTTAGCCCCTTCTGCAGACACCTGATAGACCCGAATCTTGCCGCCAGTCCCTGCGTCCCGCTTAGCTGCAATCTCAATCGCTTGGTATGCGGAAGCGCCACAATCCATTGCTCCCCAGGCAAACTCTGAACCGCTTCCGATGGCATAGCTCTGAGCCATGTCTATCGGGCTTCTCCATACGCCCTTTCCGGCCTCATAGCCGCATATGAATGCTTTGCCGTCGATCAAGGCGAGGCAGTTCACATCTGGATCGATTTCCGGCTTTGCGCCCTCGAATGCCGCAAAGAACGCTTCGTAGTCAGCCAGCGTGCCGCACATGAAAAAGTGGACACCATTGCGCTCATAGTGCTTGTCGGCGTTGTCATTGGTGATAACGCTCCCAGCGCTGGTGCGGGAGTCGTATGCGACAATCCCATCCTTGTACGCAATCGTGGTCACGCCAGCGCCCACCCAGCCAACAGCCCCAGGCTGTAGATCAGCGCAATGCAGATCAGCAGCAATGCAGCGAAGAAGCGCACCCAGGCGACGAGATGGTCATCGGTGTGAAACGACAGGCGCCAGAACGCCACCGCAGCGATGAACAGGAGTGCGGGGATGATCCAGGGCATGTCACACCTTGTCGATCTTCTTGCCGATGATGCGGTCGGCGTACTCGCGCAGCTTCTCGACACCCATGAATCCGACAGCGCCACCCACGAAGGTGGCCATCGAGTCAGGCAGGCCGAAATATGCGAGCAGCGGAACAAGGGTCAGCGTGGCCAGGCCGCACAGAGCGCCCTCAAGCACCATCTGGCGCCACCCGCCGTTACCGTAGATCACACGCACAACAGCAATCGCAACTGACAGCCCAAAGGCGTAAAGCTGTGGATGGTGCGATGCCACCCACGCGACAAATGCCGCCCAAAGGCTGGGGTCGTGATCCATTTTCATGGCTCCGTTCCTGGCCTACAGGCCGATTGCTAATGAATGGCTGACACGGCAGGGCTCGAACCTGCGACCAGGCGATTAACAGTCGCCGGCTCTACCAACTGAGCTACATGTCATCAATGGTGCCGCTACTAGGTTTCGAACCCAGGACATCCTGCTTACAAGGCAGGCGCTCTACCACGCTGAGCTATAGCGGCTTGAATAAAAGGCCGACAGAAGCCGGCAAGACTGCTGGGGAGCAGCGGAGCAATAGGAAGCCCACCAGTATCCCCAACCTTTCGATGATATCGGCTGGTCGGCGGGCTAAATCGTGGCGCCTACCTGTATCAGGCAGTCGCTGTAAATGGCGTTCTTGGCATCGTCGTCGAGCGGCAGCGGAATTTCGGAGACTGCTTTGGCGCAGTACTCCATACGCTGCATGACGCGCTCGGATGCAACGCGGCTAAAGGCAACCTGATAGGGCTCAGGCTGAACCGCGCAACCAGATAGCAGCACGGACAACAGAACGAGTCTGTGCATGCTGCCTCCTGCCAAGCGGCGGAAACGAAAAAGCCCAGCGCGGTGGCTGGGCTTATGAAAGTATTCTCCAGCGCGCAGTGCGCCAGAATGGGATTAATATCGCTCATCCGCTCACTGCATGCAACACCTTTATGCGGCTAAGCTGAGCAACAATCCTTCCTCCTGCAAAATCTGTTCAGCGGCTGCGATTGCCTCCTTTTCCATCTCGTCTAGCACGGCCCTTACGCCCTGCCTCCAGCGGCGCTTGGTCTGCTCTGGTCGCGCCTCTGCGTCCCAGTTGCTCATGTCGTAGAACCAGTCATCAAGCATCAACACATCGCTCGAGCGCTTGCCTTTGAGCCCCTTCATCTTGGGTATCGCCCAGGTATAGACGGCCATCCCAAGGAACTGCTTTGGCGCCGGGCTGGCGATGATCGGGATCAGCTGCTGTATCGCATCCTTGCGCCGCTCATTGTGGGTGCTGTACTTGGCCACCAACACATCCCAGTGACGGCCCTTGAGCAGACTGTGCAGCCTGGCGTGCACCCAGCAGTCAACGTCCATGCGAGACAGACCGCGGCTACTTGAGCGAGCGAGCGTAGCAAGATCAAAACCGTCCTCATACCCAGCCCGATAGAGCTTCTGCCATGCCTGCTTGCTTGTGTTGTCGATGCACTCGGCGGCCAATGCCGACACGACTGCGGCCAGCGTGCTCGTATAAATCATACCGATCCCCCGATCTGCTCAACCCTTACCGTAACCCGGCCGCCTGCCACTACCGGCGCACGGATGATCCGCAGGTCATCGATCTGCGAATCGTCATACCAGAGGCCCGCATGGGTTAGCGCATCGCATAGCGCCTTCTCCACGTTGCCCAGGTCACGCCGCCGACGATCAGGCATGTGACAGGTCAGCGTGACCGCCAGCCGGCCCGGCATATGCGCATTCAGTGGACGCACCATCTCCATGATTCGCTGCCGATACTCTCGGCCCTCCTCGCTTATCAGGTGTCGCCCAGCAAGCGCGCCCTTGGTTGGGTGCCGGTAGTAGCTGTTCGCGCTCGGCGGATATGGCAGCTCGATTTCGATCATCTACCGGCCCTCGCCTTCAACGTCGCCACAGCCGCAGGACGCGCAGTCTCGGGCACAGCTGCCAGCAATTCCTGGCCCTTCCTCTGCCGCTCCTCGCCCTTGAGTCCCGCGCATTTCCATCTGATCAAGCAGGCCGTCTTGTCCGCTTCGATCAGATCCCGCTCCGCCCTCGTCAAGCAGGCCAGATTGTGCGAGCCATTCCGCCCCGAGGCCGTCATACGCAGCTCCATCGTTTCCGTTCTGTCCAATCACATCGATGCGCGAGATCTTCATGCCTGCCCCCGCTCAGCCCATGCAGCCTCACCTTGCAGGCCGGCGTATGCGGCAAGGTCTTCGTAGTTGTCAGCGCGGAACCCGCCTTGCTGGCTGCGAACCATCTTGAGCAGGCCCATGAAGAGCCACCCCTGTTCTTCGGTGAGGTCGTGGCCAGTGATGGCATGGAATGCATCAACCGTGGCGCCCATGCTTCGCTCGCCTGCTGGCTTGTCGTAGGTGGCAGAGCGGTCCTTCATGTGGCAAATGCCGGCTTCGAGGATCTGATGGGCCTTCATGCCTGCTGCTCCTTGAACGCCGACGCCACAATGAGCATCGAAAGAACCAGGTTGAATGCGGCCAGCACCGGGTGGCCGGAGAAGATCAATGCCGATATCTGCACCACAGATAGAAAGCCGCTCCACCACACGCGGTCGCGAATCGTCTCGGCGGCCTCTCCCTTCACGCCCACGCAGAGCAAGGCCAGCCAGCCCAGCGAGACGAACACCAGCAGAACGTAAAAGGCGAAGTCTTGCAGCGCCCCGGAACCAAAGACGAGCGCCGCGCTGAGGCCGACAGACAGCAGGTCGGCAAATACGTGTTTCGGTTTAATAGTCATTGCGGCTTCCTTGTAGC